GTCGAAGCATGATCAGCCCTTCCATAAACACTGTTTATGCATACAGTAGTTTTGTTTGATGGGAAGATCAAGAGAGGTTGCGGCTATCAATTTCCACGACAGCCGCAATGTTTAATGAACTTTAATCAGCAAAATCCATCACTCCAAATTTCTGTATTATCGAGACATCTGGTGGCTGCTGTTATGACATATCCGCACTACCCGGAGCCGTTGCGTCAGTTTTAATCCAGTTTGCGTTGCCGGAAATACTGATCTATCCACAAATCAGAAAACGTTGTTGCAACAAATGCTACATCTGTCGTGGTATTGGCATCTGCCTGATAGCCGTCGAATCCAAAATAGCGCCTCGGTAATCCCGGTTGTGGGCCATATTCAGCGCTAAACAGTTGTATTGACGCGCTAAGCGCGTTCATCATTGACGCACTTTTCGACAGGAGCATCGGATAGGCAGCAAATGACAGCGTGTTGAAACTACCGCGACGACTCTCAGAAATGCAGTAGTCAACCTCATCAAATCCGCCGACAGGTGATGCCGACTGAATGAGTAGGTTCCGCATATCGAACGCTGGAGACTTGTCCGCTGCGGTGCACCCAAACAGATAGTTGTTGTAGGCGAACACCTGATAGTGGATCCACCAGTTCGAGGTAAGCGTATCTTCAGCCCCTTCTTTCAGAACGTTTTCTGTGGACATAAATCCATCACTGTTCATCAGGAGTGACTCGATACCGTTGTACGTGGCGAGGTAGGCCCCTGATGTGTCCTGACCGGTCATAATCCCCATAGCCACGATCCGCAGGCCTGTAGCGTTACTGTTGGAGTTACCAACACCTGTCGCCGAGCCGTTCAGGTTAACCCCACCGTTGGCGTTATAATGGGTAACAATCGCATCTGCGAAGCTCTTGATCGCGGCTTTCACGTTATCCCGTACAGTGGCGTTATCTTTCAGGACTGCAACCCGATACAGCCAGTGCAGAACCGGAACCGTGATGCGAGAGGCAAACTGGAGCAGGTGATTACCACTTAAATACCGCGAACCAATATCACCCAGGGTTGGTACGCCGAACACGCTGGCTATTGCTGCGAGACGATTATAAATTGTGTCCAGGCTCCCAACCCCATCACGCAGATATCGGAGGATATCGTATGTCACGGGCGCATAGCTGAATGTCCGACTGGTTCCACTTCCTCCGCCCATACTTTTTGCGTCCCCCGAATACCACCAGTCCATAGATCCATCAACATGGTCTTCGATTTCCGATAAAATTTTACGAACAATCACGGACGGGTATGAGGACTCCCCCAGAAAACCAACGGGACGGTTAATCGCTCTGGATAAAATAGACTGCGGATTTGTGAGGTCTACCTTCATGTCCACCCAATGCTCTACGGTCCATGCCCACCCGTCATTTACTGGCCAGTTTACAAATGAACTGGCGTTTTGTGTCGGGAACTTCCATCCAGCGTAAATGCGCCTTGATGTGTTTGAGGGGCTAAGCGCGGTCACATACACAGGACGCAGCGGGCCATAGGTCTCTCCGTCACGGTGTTGATCTCCGTTGGCACGGATAACTGACACCCCCCAGTTGTCCCCGCTGGTTGCATCGGTGAAGAACAGTGTGGCCGACGGTTTGTCAAATGGATATTCGGCATCGCCGAAATTCATGCGAGTGATCACCCCTGACAGCACGCTGACTGGCAATCCAACCTCCATTGAATGCACGGTTTTGATCTGCAGCTTACCGTTCCTGAACAGACGATAGCGAACCACTGATCGAACCGCTTTCCCCGGGAGACTATCCACTGCCGGGGAGAACGCCACCGTCTCCAGTTCTGTGAATACCGGACCCGTATTGATCAGGCGAAGGGATGAACCACGGTCAAATGGTCTCTCTGCGTAGGACCCTGCGGAAAATGTTGAACCACATACCCATGAGCCGTAAGTGACGCGATGAACAGTCGTAGCAGGGTCTGTGATGGTCGAAAGTGACCATACATCATTCTGCAGAGTGAATTTCAGCGTGAAACCGTCTACGGTGATTTGGCTATTGCCGACTCCTGCAGGAGTAAGCCCCGGCAAGGAACCGTTGGTATTACGAGCGGTTGAGTAAGCCCGCAACTCGAAGAACAGAGTTTGCCCTGCCGGGATATCTGCCATGCAGAACACGGACCCGGCAGCCAGCGATCCATCCGGGTGATATCCGAGGCGCGAGCGGAATCTGGCGTTAGGGTGTGTCGCCCCTGCGAACTGGCAAGGGTAGATAACCCCATTATGGTCAGTCAGGATCAGGCAGTCCTGCGAAGGCACACGGCCCGGGGGGAACCTTACCTTCAGCTCTACCGGGTAATTTAAGTAGTCTTTTGTTGAGGTATTCTTAACGTCGCAACTTAACCGTAGAAATTCCCCTACATCTACTTCAGTATGCGCATCCTCTTCATAAACCTTAACGATAACCCCACCAAGACCGCCTTCGGCAGACAGGAAATCAACGGTCATCGCACCCGGTGGCACCAGGACAGCCAGAACGTCGTCAATACCTGTCACTGGTGTCCATGAAAACGTCCAGTAGGAGAAGACGGAGTGGTGGGCTTTGTTTTCCACGAAATTATAGATAGCCCGCGCATCAGATGGAGATATGCCGGAGTCCTCCAGGATGGAAACGGGTATAAAGAACTGTACGCAGCCAGTCCCATTATATCCTCCCATAGAGACAGCCATATCCTCACGTTCCAGCGGTGGTTCATAAGAAGGTTCTGGGCTAAAAACTCCTTTCATATCCAGCACACTCTTATATCCGGCGCCGTTTAAAGGAAGGCTAACGTTATCCGCGCGAACATATTTCACCAGCACCATTTTTGCTTCAGCGGAATAGTCTTCAGAAATATCAGATGTGTTCGTCCCGTCTGTGTAGCGCACCTGCACGCCCTTTAAATCAGAAATCCTGTAAGCTGAGCTATGGCTGTAAAGCGTTCGACTGGCTATCTGCGCTCCGCGTGGTGGAAATACACGACGGGCAATACGAACCCCATTCACATTGAAAGCCAGATCCATGATGCGGCTGCTGTGTGTGGCATCTTCTGCGGGGGCGGTCTGAATTGTGTCAATGATAATCTTGCGGAAGCGTTGCGAAGAGGCCTTCATGCCCTCCACCGAACCGTGGTAAACCAGGCGTGAGTAAGATCCGGTTTTCCCGACATCCAGCGCCTGTCCGGCCTCAGTCGCTGCATATGTTAAGTTTTCCACCAGAGTGTCCAGCGCAGTCACTGATGGCATCGCCCGCCCGGTAGCCGCCAGCGTGCCACCGTTATTGATGTACTCATCCGCCAGTGTGCCGCCATCAGGGCTGCGTACATAGGTTGTTGAGCCTTCCGGGATATTCGCAATATCGGCCTGGGCCGCCTCAAGCGTCATGTACTGCTTACTCAGCGGAATGATGTTCTGTCGGACCTCATCATTTTTCGCCATGAATCCGCGCCAGGTATCCAGATCAACACCCGCGCGATCAGGCACGGTGAGAGCGTCCGAATTCACTAAGTTATCCAGGCGCTTCACGTTACCGATAAATACATCGTCACTGCTCGATCCCAGCGGCGGGATATATTCAGCCATATATTTTTGCTCCAAAAAAGAGGCTTCGCGCAAACGAGGGTTTGAGCGAAAAGAGTTAATAAGGGGTTTTTATGGGGTATTACGAGACGTCGCCGGGGTAGATAGCGTCGTCGTAGGCGTAGAACGATTCGAGATATTCGTTGGCGGTCACCTGGCAGGTTCCGTCCGCCTGCGGGGCAATTTCTGCCACCAGCGCATCATAGACATGCCGCGTTGAGCCGCAGAACACCAGCCGGATCGGCTCGATGGTTGCAGACGATAAATTGATTTTCAGCAGGTCATCAAACTCACTCAGATGCGGGACCGACAGTTGATAATCCCCTGCTCTGGTCGCCACCATCAGACCGGAGGCCGAGCCATCCTGGTAACGGATCAGCGCGCGAGGGTTTTCAAAAGACCAGTCCAGCGGCTCCGTAACGGTGAATGTCGTTACACCGCCAGCCGTTGTCATCTCCTCAACAAGACAGGAAATCGTGTTATTCCCCGGTATATCGTCGGTCAGCACAATACGATCGCCAACGTTGTAGCAGAGTGCGTCCAGTTCGGTCGTCGTCTGGAACGTTACCCGCTGCTGCAGGTATTTCATCAGGCGCCGCATCCCGATTTGATAAGCGTGATCCTGACTCAATACCCCATCGAGTTTGTAATCCTCGATTTTCACCGGTGTAGGGTTATCGGGAGTGCGGCATTTAACCGTCTCTTCCGCCCAGGTGGTCCCGTTGACGTAGGTCACATCAACGCCGTCGTAATCATCGTCAGATGGAGCAGTGAAACCACTCTGCAGCTCTTCGACCATCTCATGCGGGGTAATCACACCTGTCCAGGGCTTAATCCCTTCCCGGTTTACTGTCGCCAGGCCATCACTCAGCAGAAAACGGGACTTCCCGGCGTTGGCAATCTTTTGCAGCATTTCCAGCGCTGAGATACTGTCGCCGGTAGCGTAATCGAAATACTCGCCCCGTGGCGTCCAGTACGCGGACTCCAGCGCGTTGATGGTATCGACATCCATCTCCAGTCCCAGCGAGTTCCCGACATGCAGCAGCGCCCCCGAAATGGTTCTGGCCGTTCCGGTTTCATAGGCACGCGTCCCAACAACGTTTACGCGGCGGTCAGACTGCGCCGCCAGTTTACCGCCCGTCTCGACGGTCGCCGCCATCAGCGACACACCGGGATAGGATGCTGGGCGAGTCAGCAGTCGTCCGCGCAGTGCCTGCCAGTACATCGAATCCCTGGCATTATTGGAGCCCTGCTCGTTGCGACGTCGGCAGCGAACCTCTACAAGCCCCGGAGAACCGAGTGTTATCCGCTCAGTAAAGCCCAGACCGTTAACGTTTTTCAGCGCGTACTCGCCCTGTTTACTGACCCACCCTGAGCCGGAGCCGTAAATCCGGTACTGAATTTCCCACTCAACATGCCGGAGTCGTTTTTTGCCCTTGCTGTCAAAACCGCAGATGCCGTTCGGAAAGGAAAAATTCACTTCGAACATATCCACCACTTCATTTTCAGGGCATACCAAGAACGGCCCCAGCCAGCTCAGCGTGTCGTTAAGGCCAGTGGCCTCATAGTCGATCATCGTCCTGGCGGTGAATCCCGGCCATGACTCATCAACAGCACCGTTAACCAGACGCGCCACCGTCGCTGTCGTACCGTCAGCTGACACAATCCTGTACTCATTCCCGCGGTGAGCAAGTGAAAGCCGTTGCAAGCCTTCAGGCATGCCGGAGAAGGCGGTTCCCGTGGCGCTGTTATAGGCAAGCGTCAAATTTGCCGTTACCGCCGGGCTACCGCCGGTTGATGCCGTGCCGGAGGTGTAAACAGGGGCATCACCGAAGACGGAAGCCGGTAGCGTGGAGGATGTGATGTCACCTCCAGCGAACGGGCTGTCCGCCTCAGTTATCACTACAGTCCCGCTATTATCCTGCGCGACCAGGCCGGAACCAGTCAGCCCTTCGGTGATGGCCGCCAGCAGTCCAGACATCGACACATAGTTCGCCACCAGCGACACCGAGTACGCGATCCCCTGCCACGTGATCGTGAACGTGCTGGAGCTGGTCGAAAAGTCGTAGGTGGTAGGGGCTGCGCTGGCCTGTACTTTAGCAGCGCTGCCACCAACGCCGGGGACGGCGGCCTGACCCGGTGTATATGACGCGATAAACAAATCGTAATCGACTGAGTTAAACCCCAGCGTCACCGGCATACCAACCACCGGCGCGATCTCCGTCAGCAGCTGACTCGCGATAACGCTGTACCCGGCCGCCGTTGATATCTGGTAGTTGGCGGGAGCCTTTATCTCAACAATCGCGCCTTCTAACCAGCTATCCGGCAGAGAATTGTCGTTCTCGTCGTCATCATCGCCATCATCCGTGTCCAGCCCGGTAAACGTTACGTCTGCTCCGGCCACGGTCATGCTGTCTGCGATGATGTCGTCCGCGTCCGGCGACGTCTGGGCCATGTCCAGCCCGGTGCCGGATGACGTCCCGCCCACCTCGGTACTGTTGAACCAGTTTTCACTGCGTTCATCACCGGAGACGTCCGCACCTGGGGGATAATGCGTGCTACTGAATCCCGGCAGGGTCGATGCAGGCGTACTGCCAACGCGGATATCGCCGTTGGTATAATCCAGAGCTCCGACACCAAGGCACAGCAGCATCTGTACCCGCATTTTCGTGGGATCGTCAGCATCGAACCGGGTAACGGGCTGCACAACATAATCCGGATAAATACGCACGCGCC